TAGAGCACTGTCGATTTCATCAATTGAGGTATCTACGATCTCATCTTCATACTCAAATAGTTCACACTGCAGCTCGTAGGTATATCCTTTACCTAGCTGATAGAATGGCTGCTCATGCTCTACAAATTTAATCTCAAAGAATCTTCTACCTAGTGGGAAGTAGATTAAATCCCCCTCTCTAGGTCTATGTGCAATTTCTGAAGTCTTATCTCCAGACTCCATCTGAAATAAAAGTCTGGAATTAATAAACGGCGCAATATAATTCTCGTATCTCTCTCTGGAAATGGTTAGGGTGACTTCGTCCTTAACTTGGATACCAAATTTAGACATAATATCACCCTGACCACCGTAGCCGTCAAAGTTATTGAGATATGCTTCAATAATAAAGTATGTGTTGAACTCTGAGGAAGTTACCTCCCTCATAATAGTTGCTTCCCTTACAAACTCTCTGGGTAGATAATAGACATCCATCCCGTACATGCGAATCTGTTCATTGATCAGACTCTGCTGTAGGTTTTGCTCCTGAGTGGAGCCGTGGAGAAAGAAGGGATTAACAACCATTTTAATCAGCCAACAAAATCAAGGGGTGGTAGTTCATAGGTGCTAGACATGTCTCTCTTGATTTCCTCAAGCTCTCTAACTCCATCATCATATAATTGTCTTCCGTTCATCTCAATACCACCAGGTAGCTTAGTACCTGAAAACTTAATTAGGTTCTGACCCCATTGCTTCTTGATAGCAGCAACTAGGTACTTCTTAACCCAACTATCATTATATATCTCACAAAAATGCTCAGGATCTAGAGCACGGTAGCACTCGACGATAATAACATCGCCCTCGGAAAGTCTGTTCCAGTTGATATCTAGATACAAACGATCTTGGCGCTTATTAAAGCGGATGATTGCTGGTGGGTTGTTTAGGAAGTTGAATGTTGACTTCCATGCTTGGTACATATACATGGTTACCATATCGGTACCAAGTAAGTTACCCATTCCACCCAAATATCCGAAGCCAGCACCATAAGGTGATGCATTAGGACCTAGACCTCCACCAAAGCCAGGAATGAATCCATTACTTCCGGTAGCCTTGGGGGGAGTCATAACATTCTCCACACCAATGATATGTGGAGGTAGCTTAATGTAGTTTGAGTTCTCTATAAACTTACCAACAGTGACTCCAGTAGCACCGGGGTATACGTTGGCTGTTGTTGAGATACCTGCCTGATAGAAGGGGTCGTGGTCTGCACCACGCTTAATGTCTTCTTCGGTGAATGCATACTTTAGGTATGTTCTGATAACACCGTCGTAGTGCCTCTCCTGGAAGTACTGGATGGTGTCGTCAAGAATATCGTCGAGTTGCTCATCAGCAACGTTAATTTCCAATACAGGGGCACCTAGACGCCTTAGAGCGTACTCTACAAGCTCTTGTCTATTAGTTGGCTTCGCCATCAGAAAGTACCCCCATCTAGGGTGTCTGTAAAGGTCGTATTATTTGTTAGAGGATCAACAGTTAGTAGACATGTTGATGTCTCAATTTGGCAGGATTCAACTTTCTGGGTGAACTTTTCTCCATCCCAAACAGGAACAGAGCCAGTACTAATACCAATAAAGTCGGTATCTGATAGTCCATCAAGTGATGATGGTACTCCATTTGAGATAACTCGGACAACATTTCTTTGTCCAATCTGGTCTAATAGGTTCGCCATCAGTTAGTCCTCTCGTTGTCTTCTGCATTTGGGATAGCCTGTACCCACTGACCACTATCATTATCGACATAATATACGTACATGCGCCCAGATGTACTGTTCCACCATAGATTTCCTTGGATAGGATCTTTGGGTGGGTTTGGACCAACAGAAACTGGAGGTGTAGATGGTGGGATAATTCCTGACTGCATGTCGGTTACTCCTGGATTTACTAGAGCCATTCCTTCAACAGCACGATACCGCTTACCGTCCGTGTTGTTGATTAACATAACATCATAGACATATCTACCTTCCTTCAAAACAGAGGTCTGGGAAGATGTTAGACTTATAATAATTTCACCCGATTTTGGTTTAATAATTTGCGTTGCGAATTCTACTCCAAATTTAGCCCCCGAATGTTTTCTTAACTGCCCAACAGCTCTGAACTGTGAGAGGTTAATCGGGATAGATGTACCAGCGTCATCTAGCTTAAAAGAGGCAGAGAAATCAGCACCTTGATCAATGTTAATATTTGATACGTAGGCACTCGCCATGATGCTTTTTACTATAGTACTATTATTATTTAGTAACTATTAAAGCCTCACATAAAAAAAGACCCGGTTACCCAGGTCTCAAGTCATTTATTTAGAAATTGCTTTAGAAGTTCTTTGATTTCTCGTAGTTCCTGTTTGGTTTCTGAGATTTCTTCTTCCATATATTCGAGCCTCTTGGCTCTAGCCTCTTCGGCAAGTTTTTTCTTTTTAGATTTATTATAGGCGTCGGAGTCCATATTGATAATGGCTCCGACTTCGTTCCTATAATAAGATGAGTGACCTTTTACTCTTTGCATATCAGGAAAGTGCGATTGCTCTAATGTTGTCTAGGATTGGTGCCTTAGCTTCGTTAGTTCCGGAGAATACAATCTTGATCTGGAATGATGTGAATTCTTCCAAGTCGTTAATTTCGTATTCATACTCTAGGAACTCGCCAAGTAGGCTTGGTCTGACTCTGCGGTTGGGAAGACCTTCGTTCTTAGAAGTATCGATGACTTCATCACCGAAACCATTTCCAGTTGTATCCCTCATGTTGGGGAAACCGGGGAATAGCTCCCAAGTGGGCTCAGTAGCGCCTGTGCTGTCCGCACCGAAGATCTTATATAGAACACGCATATCAGCAGTTTCGTCTCTGTAAGCGGTTGTTAGGACCTTTAGAGAGGATGCTGGATTCTCTAGGTCAACTCTTCGTGAAATGTAGATCGCTGAATGAGGATCACCTACATCGAAGTTGACTCTGGGGTCTTCTGCATAGTTATCGATTGGATTATTTAGTCTAGCTCTCACTAGATTTGTTGTGCAATCAGTAACGTCAATATAAGGACTTAGGTTTGGATCGTTAGTGCTGAACTGTGTATTAATGGTTAGACCATTTGTAATGCCGTTAGGAACCAAAGACTTCTGGACATTAACATCAGAAGCAGCCAATAGAGGAACTTCGAATGAAGTAACAACATTGTTCTGAACTGAGATATCACCTAGGTTCTGGAATGAAAGCTCATTACCACCTGCACTGGTACCACTAATTGCGGTTAATGTTGTTTGAACTTCGGTATTAATGGGTGTGAGTACATTAATAGCGGGCTGGATTTGATTGAACTGGAAGTTCTTTGACGCACCAACATTAGCACCACCCACAGACTGCTCAGAATTGAAGGATAGCATTTCAGGACCATTTGGTCTATCGGTTCTATCAATCTTCAATAAGATTGTATCGAGAGTTCTTGCATTGCCCAATAGCTGGTTTGCTGTGAAGTCAATCGTTGTGTTGATTCTTCTCAAGGATACGCCGCTAAGCTCATACTTGATAACTTCACTACCGATAGCATGGGGTAGGGTGGGTGTTCCATCAACACCTCTTTCAAGAACACCTAGAGTTCCGTCTCCATTGAATGCGTATTTAATAATCTCACTATCGATGGTTAGATATCCTTCGACTGTGGGTAGTCCCTCAAACAATGCGAACTGAGCATCATCATCAACAACAATTACATTGGAATCTACATTGATCTCCGCTGTTGTTAGTGAGGCTGGTCCATCGGATGTTACACCACCTAGAGATACGGAGTTGTTGTCTGCCTGCATACCATGGTTATAGATGAATACTTCCATGATGTCTCCACTGAACTGTGGATCGTATGCGTTTGATTCGGAAGTAACTGTATCTCCACTGTCGGTTAGTGCGTTTCCGTCTCTGATGTTGATTACATCTGTGTTCTCCATCTTCTCGCCAGCCACATTCGTCAAGAATAGTGAATCTGTACCACCAAGGGAGGTAATTGAGATTAGAGAATCACCACCGGAAGCACCTACTAGTGATGTTGTAGACCAACTACGTCGCCGACTCGATATCCACTACCACCAGTATTAACAGTAACAGCACTAATAATACCACCAGAGACAGTTACGTCAGCTGTTAGACCATC